AGTTATATAATTATATAATTTATTTAAGATTGTTATATAACTTATATAATTATATTATTTAATAAGAAGGGGGTTAAACTATATTTTCATCATATAGTAATACTTTTTATGGTGTTTTGTATTACTGTTTTTGTTTTTATCTATTATGATTGTTTTATTAAGTTATATAATTATATAATTTATTTAAGATTGTTATATAACTTATATAATTATATTATTTAATAAGAAGGGGGTTAAACTATATTTTCATCATATAGTAATACTTTTTATGGTGTTTTGTATTACTGGTTGTGGTTTTGTATATAGAGAAACAATTATTAAGTTATATAATTATATAATTTATTTAAGATTGTTATATAACTTATATAATTATATTATTTAATAAGAAGGGGGTTAAAGTAGTTACAAGAATAATAAGTAATACTAATAATAAATAAAAGTATTACTTAATTAATAATAATATAATAAATAAATAAATAAATAATAAAAACCATAAACTATATATACTATAAAATCTAATTATTATATATAGAAATACAAAGGTGATTTATTATGAAATTAAACCGTGAAAATCAAAGAAAATTAATTGAATTAAAAAGCACATTAAAAGCACAGAGAAATGTTGAAATCACAGATGAAGATATGATAATTACTGATGAAGATTTAAATGAAAGTATTGAATTAATATAGGGGGAATAAAATATGAACGAAACTATTATTGAATTTGAAGTAACCTACAAAGAAAACTGCATCAGCGGAAACATGAACATAAACGAAGCAGATGATGAAAAACCATTAAACTTCTATGAATATAATAACGAGGAACAAAAACAATTCCCACACAACCCATATGATACCGATAGTGAAGAATGGGTTGATTATGAATTATTAAAAGAAACAATATCCACCAATCCATTATTCATACAATATTTGGTGGATTTTGCAGAGGAAAATAAGAGTATTGTTCTTGATACTCGTACTGATGATAATATTATTCTTAATATTAATGAAGGAGCAAAAATGGAATGTGAAATCAAAGAAACATACGATTTCAAAGGAGATTATGTTGTTGAAATTGTTCCAGTATTTAATGGTGAGAAAATCGATTTAGTACAATATATGGGTGAAATGAATGAGATATTTGACCCGTGGGATACAAATGGTTTTTGTGAAATTGAAAATAGGTGTATCTATTTTGAAATTAGTAAAGATTACTATGATGCTGATTTAAAAGAAGATGTGCTTAATGATATTAACGAAGAAGCAAGGAGAATCTTTGCAAGAGCATTAACAAGAGAATTAGGAATTTATTCAAAATATGGGGAAGTGATGGAGCAAGCATTAGATGACCATTACGAAAATGGCTGGTTGTTTAAATTATCTCAAATGGTGGATAAATCTGATAAAGAGTTAGATGCTTTTTTAAGATATGAAGGATACATTGATGATGAACTATGATTTAATTGAATAAACTTTTTATTATTTTACTACTATCATCATCAACTTTTATTTTATTTACTCTTTTTTTTAATTATTTTATACTCACTATTATAAACTATCTTATTTTAACTATTTAATATATATTAAACAATAAGAAAATAAATTCCTTATTGAAATAATATATATCTGGATAATAACATCATCAAACCTTTAAATAGGTGACACAAAGTAAAGCAGGATTATATAACCCTGCTCCAATAATACATTCTATTCTGCAACCAATATAAAAATACCGTTTTTTTTATAAAAACACCTCCCAAAAAACCACCACCATAATTATTAGAGTATACAATGAAGAACACACAAAAAAAATAATTTTGTTCTTCAAAAAAATGAATGTGAGTTAAAAAAACATGGAAATACAAGGACTGCATAAAATAAACCCCCAACATTCTATAAACAAAGCAGAACAACAAAAACTATTACAACCCCGTAAAACAAAAAAAACAAAAGACACAAACACGGGAATAATAATATACCCCTTTTTAAATGTTAGCATCTGCGACAACCTAATACTACAATCCCCAACCTTACAAGTAAATATTGAAACACTATCAGAAGATGTAGTATTAAACAATATTAACACCGATGAAGAAAAACCGGAAATAAACGATTTCTGGGAAAACAACCTCGATAGTCTCTGCGACACCTATAAAGATTATATTAGTTACGGATTTGGTGCAGCGGAAATATTATACGATACCGAACACAATCCAGTTGAATTAACTGTAATCCCTGCGGATACAGTAACTATACATAAAAAAAAGAAATACATTGACGGTAAAGAACAAACCTATTATTATGCAGTCCAATCCATCACAGCAGAAAAAGATGTAACATTACGATTAAGCCACCTCGAATATCCAGAAGAAGATAAGGATTTACCGGTTTGTTTGTGGTTAGGTGGAGGTCGTAAAAGTGATTTCTATGATTACCCATTATGGTTAAGTGCCTTTAATCATATTAGTGCAAGTGTAACCCTTGATTTATTGAATAATAAGAAATTAAATGAAGGAAACCTAATGTCTGGTGTGCTTGTAATCAAAAGACCACCGGTAATATTAAATGCTGATGGAGATGAACAAGTACAAGACACACTTGAAGACAAAATGATGGAAAAAGGCAATGGAATATTCACATTAGAACTAACCAGTCTAAACAAAGATATCCCGTTGGAAGTTGATTATATCCAAATAAATGAGTCTAATTATGAATACTTAAATAGTATGGCGGAAACTGCTGATTTAAAAATAATGAGTATTTTTAAAATACCGGAAGCAAGATTGCTCCGCGATACCAGTACGGAATCTATGAATAGTAATAAAACTGCAACATTATATAAGATTTATACTATTGAGTTAAATAATAGGCAAAGGATATTAGAGAAGTATATTAACAGGTTTAATAAATCTTATTTTGAGTTTAATGGTAAATTACAATTAGAAACTCCGGTATTTGATGAAGAGATTGAAACACAAATAAATAATTTAATATTAGTGTTTAATAATGGTTTAATTACATTAGGCGATGCTATAAAACAATTAAATAATATTTTACCGGAATTAGAGTTGGATACGGATAATTTAAATAGTCCAGTATACGAGGAAAGATATTATAATGGAAATCCATTAGGATTAAACTCTGATATAACTAATATTAATCCAGTAACAAGCATTGGTGATTTTATTGAGATGGAGAAAATCAATCAAGTATTTTCAAGAGAAAACACGGATTGATAAAGCAATAAATAGTGATGCTGCATATCAAATTCAAGTATATAACAATATGAAGATAGATGAATATGTGCAGAACTGGAATAATGATGAACCAACAATTAAACCATCAGAATCATTATTATGGGCAGAATTAACCGTATTAAACAAACCAGAAGTATATCGTAACTATAATCGTATAATACAATCACCATATACCAGTAATAAGAATTTCCAACAAATAATAATCCGCAACCGTGCCAATAAAGATTTAAACCGTATAGTTGAAGCAGAAGTTGAAAGAATTGTTAAAAACTTGAATTATGTGGAACAAGTATTAAAAAAATACGATATACCACAAAAAGAGTATGAGCGATTATTAAACGAACAAAAGAATCATAGTCTTGCTAATAGGCAACAAATACTAAAAGAAGTTGCTGTGAAACAAAATGAATTATTGGTTAGTGAAGGATTAAACATTAACAATAATGTTTTTAGTTATCGTGATATTGAACGAACCGCAGAAAACTTACTCCGACAATCACAAATGCAAAGTCAACATGATTTAATTAATGAAATAAATCGTAATGCGGAAGATGAGGGTAAAACAAAACCATACACCAATAAACAATGGATTTGGACTGGTCGTGGAGATACTACAAGGCATGAATCCAGTAATATGCAAAAAAGAAAAATTAACGAACCGTTTATTGTGATAAATGATGCTACATTAGCGGTTGATGAATTAATGTATCCATCAGATCCAGCAGGTAGTATTGGTAATACTTTTATTTGTTATTGTGAAGTAGAATACTCATAAAAATATTTTATTTTATTTTATATAGCATGGTGTAATCTTTTTTGTAGGTTTAAGTCCTACCACCATGAATACATAAAAAAAAGAGAAAGGACAATTAGAATGGAAAACGAAGTCTATATAACCGGTGTTGTAATCCCAAACGGGGTAGCAGACCACGAAGGCGATTTACTAAACAAAAAAGATATTCTAAAAATATTCACAAAATATCTTGACCGAGAAACCGACACTATGCACAGTTACATAAAAAATAAAGGTGTAGATGTGTTGGCGAACTGGATTAGTGAAACCGACCAAAAAATAAGTGGTAAAAATGCCCCTGCGGGTTCATGGTTATCAACACTTCGTGTAACCAACCCTGAAATAATCAAATCCATAAGAGAAGGTAAAATAACTGGTTTAAGTCTTGGAAGCATACCAGAATATGCCTTAAAACAAAAATTTTGGTTTATAAACAAATCAATGACATATAGTGATTTAAACGACATTGACGAAGTCATACCCATTTATATTTCATTTGTAGATAAACCAAGCAATGGATATAGATTTGAAGTTGTAGATTACAACACTTATATTAATAAAAATCGTAGTGATGATAAAATGGTAGAACAAACCACAGAAATTAAAGAAGAAACCGTATCAATAAATGCAATTGGTAAAATTGCAGAAATATTTGGTATAAATAAAGCAGAATCCGAACCAGTTAAAGAAGAAACTGAACCGGTAAAAGAAGAAAAAACCGATGATATTTCTAATAAAGAATTATTAGAAAAAATCCCTACTGCTGTGGAAACTGGAATGTTATCAGCATTTGAAAAAATGCAAGCAAATCAACCAACAGTAGATAAAAAAGAGGATACCGAACAAGAAGGGGGAGAAAAACCCTCCGAAGAAGAACCGGAAAAAGAAGAACCAAAAATCGATAAATCCGAAACCGAACCGGTAAAAGAAAAAATCGAAAATGCACAAATTAACAAAAGGCAAACTGAAAAAACCGAGAATGTTGAAGTGCCTAATGTTAATACTAATTTCTATAAAAAATCCGGTCGTGATATGTTCGGATGCAGAATAAAATAAAATTTTTATATAATTAATATTTTGAATGTGAGTTAAAATTATGTTAGTAAATAAAGAAACAATTAAAAACAACGAGTCCTTTATTCTTAAATGGGCAAACGATGTAGAAAAACAAGATGGAGCATATAATCCAACTTGGAAAAACCCAACCGAAGCAGATAACTTCTTCGTTGAATTAGACAACCAAACCAGTATTATTAACAATGCAAGATTTATCGTAATGGATAGTATGGAGTATGATGTTAATTATCTCCGTGTCCGTACAAGATTACAATACATGGGTAAAATATCCGGTGCAAACAAAGGTAAACAATTAACCAGTGATTACAGAACTGATATTACTGAAACCACACCAGAATTTAATAAAGATTCACTTGTAGCAGTACCATTCAGTGCTTTCACTTCTACTCCTAAAACTTTCTTATTACAGAATATTGAAAAAGATGACTTTTTAAGTCATATGGAATCTTTATTAGCAGAGTCTGCTGGATTTAGTGCAGAAGTAATTGGTTTATACGGAATTAAAAAAGCAACCGGTGCAACACAAGATGGTATAGACCATATGGATGGTTTCTTCAAACAAGCAGAAGATATTCATGATGCTTATGAAGAAGCATCAGCACAAGCAGGTTTCGATAAACAAACCCCTCGTGGATACTATGATGATATTGTGGTTGATGAAACTGCTTTATTTGAAGAAAATATTGGTTTAATCAGTCAGATGCAGGCAATGCTTACTCAATTCAGTATTCAAAGAGGAAACCGTAGTAAAGCAGTATTCTATGTATCTAACTTAATTTATGGTTTATTAACCCAAGAAGCAGGTAGAAGAGAAACCCAAATGGGGGATGCTTTATTCTTCAACGGTGATGAATTAAGATTATGGAACACTCCAATTCGTGTTGCACAAGTATTAGATGTACCAGAAAACGATTATGGGGAACAAATCTTATTAGCAAACCCAGAATCACTTGTATTTGGTTTCTTGGATGAAATTACCTCCGAGAACAGTTACGAACACAGTGAAAAATCCTATCTTTCATCTGTTGATGTATTCTTTGATGTGCTTATCTTATGGAATAGGGATATACTTGTTGCAAAAGTAGTTTTTAACAGCAACAGTGGTGATGATTCTCCCTAATGATGAGGAGAATCCTGAAACCCCTGAAACCCGTACATTAAACTTCGTTGTAAAAGATAATAGTGATAATGGTATTAGTGGTGCAACTGTTGATGTTGATGGTTCAACTGGAACAACTGGAAGTGCCGGAGGTTGTACTGTATCTAATATAAGTGATGGTGAACATACTGTTACTATTACCGCTGAGGGATATAATACACATACAAGTAATATTACTGTTTCAAGTAGTAATACAACATTTACTATTACATTAACAAGCGAATAAAATTGATTTTAGAGGTTGTGATTAAAACATGATAGAAGATTTAATCACAGATGATGAAATCATAAAACAAGTATTATTAAAATTAGATGGTTGGGAATTAGCAACAGAAGAAAATATTGAGTATGAGGATTTTGATGTTAATAAAATAATATCCAGTGAAGAAATACTTGATTTTTATACTGATGCTATGGATTATGCTTTATCGTATACACAGCAGCCATCTTTTGATAATATTATTGTTGGTGTTACACCAGTTATTTTTTGGACTGCGGGTTTAATATGGAATAAATATAATATCCGTACGAATAATCAGTTAGATGATACAAATATACTCGGATACGGGGATAAATTAATTATACAAGCCAAAGAAATGTTAAAGCCATATAAACTGTATAATTTCCATGCTTTTTAAAAAAATGAAAAATAAAATGGTGTGAAAGAAAAATGGGTGCATGGGAAGAATTAGACACAGAAATAATAGCGGAAACTGATTTTGATGACTTGGATACATTATTAGATTTAGATGACCCGTACAATGTATTTGAAGATTTAACTGATATTGTAAAAGATTTAAAAAACAAATTCGATGAAGGCACAAAAAACGGAGTTAAATCATTAGCCAACTTCAACCGAAGCCAACAACAAAGATACCTCCAAAATTGTAAAAACCCAAGCGGAAGATTAAGCACAAGTATTAACGATGAAAAGAAAACCCCGTTCAATTTCATTATTGGTACAAGTATTAAAGAAATTTATCCGTTATGTGTTGAATTAGGTAGAGGTGAGGTTCACCCACACCCGCCCCGTACAAGATTACGATTTTATGGTGAAGGAGGATATTTGATTTATCCGTTAATGAGTGCTCCGGCAAAACCTGTACCTTTTGTTGCACCTGCATATGAAGATACAATTAAAAAGGTGGAAGAAATAATGGTACGAGAAATCGGTCATGCTGGTGTCGAATGGGATTAAAAAGGGATTATTTTTATGTTAGATACTGATTTTAAAATAATAGAAATATTACAAAAAGCCAAAAAAGAGGGTAATCCGATTTTAAAATATTTTCATATAAGTTACCCGAAAGAAGAGTTGGCAATGGAATCTAATTGTATTTTTGTTGCTTGTGTAAGTAGTGAAAATAATTTAAATGGTTTTGAGTTTGAAACTTTTACAGACCTTGTTGAAATAGTGGTTACTACAAAGAAACAAGAGAATACAAAAGCAATCCGTGTAATTAAAGCAATATCTGAAGAGATATGTCGTGTTATTATGGAAAATCATAATTGTTTTCCAAATAAACCAGTAATTCGTAATATTAATCCTTATTTTAATCCGGATTATGTTTTAACTCGTGGACAAATAATGATACAAGTAAATACCGAACCGACTGATTTCATTATTGAAGAAAGGGACATAAAATTCGTTTGTAAGAATTTACAAGGAGAATAAAAAGTATGGCAAAAAAGAAAGAAGAAAACATTAAATCTTATGATTGGATTAAAGATTTAAATGATTATCCGTGCAGTAACATGCTAAAAGCCGGTATAAAATACTATATCCAATCTAAAAAGATTAATGTTAAAGATAATAAAGATTTAGAGAAAATTATCAAAGAATATAGGGAGATAAAAATATGAGTGCAGTATACACATATGTTCATGTTGAGAAAGTGGCAGCACAAATAATAAGCAAACCGGGAGTTGCAGGTAAAATTGCAGTTGTCGGTTCATTTGATACTGAATCCACAACACCCGCATATTATAATAATTTAACCGATGCACAAGAAGCATTAGGAACAGACACCACCCTTAACGGGTGCAAATGTTTACCAAAATTATTTTATGGTGCAAGTGGAATTGTTGCAATAAACACTGGAAGCGAACCATTAACCACCGAAACATTATCCAGTGCATTAGCAAAAATCAAACACGAAGATTTTGATTTATTATTTGTTGCGGAAGAAATGACTGATGCTTTCATACCAATTGTAGCAACATTTCTTGCAGAAATTTATGAATTTAAAAATCCTGCAAGTTATGTATTAGCATTAAACCGTGCTAATAAAGAAGCATACGAAGCAACCAAAGAATTATTAGGAAATTTCATTATTGGTACTGTATCCCAACAATTTATCATAAATAATGAAACCTATGATTTAATTGAATCTGCTGCATATTATACTGGTATGATTGCCGGTAGTAATGTTGCGAACAGTATGACTCGTAAAAATGTACCGGATATGACTGGATTAGTAAACGAATACACTTATGAAACCGGTGATTTGGGTTTGTGGTTGGTTGAAAACGGTTTTACTTGTTTTGAATGTATTAACCGTGAAGAAGATGTGTATCAAGTTGTTAATAGTGAACAGCCAAACGGTTACGATTTGTACATGATTAGAGCGGAAAATTATATTATAAAATTATTTAATCTTATCAGATTCTTAGGTGAAAAAACCAAACCAAAAACTATTGATGAAGTTACACAAGAAATTGACCGTATCCGTGATTATTGTATTAATTCATTAGATTTAGTGAATGATATTACTTATACTATAAGGAAAGCGGGTGCAGATTGTGTTGAGATTAAATTAGATAGTATTAAGTTTCCGGGTGTTATTACAAAGATTAATATGTTAATTCGTGTGGAGGTTGAATAAGTATGGCAGATAAAATTGTTATTATTGATGGCATCACCTTAAAAAATGGTACTGGTGTTAAAGGTTCAACCGAAACCAATACATCTACTATACCTACCTTTGATGGTGTTATTCCGCAAGGTACGGATAAAGTTGGTGAGACATTAGAGATTGACCGTGCCAGTTATGAAGGTTTAACTGATTATGTTACTTTGCATAATAAGTTAAGAAGTATGTTAAAAATTCCTGGAGTTATTACTGTTATTGAAAAGAAGTATATTCCTAATGAAAAACCGTTTGAAATCCGTAGGAATTACTTTGATTGTCTTGTAGATGGTAAAGATTATGAGATTAAACCGGAAGAGCATACTGTTGAGAATTTGAAATTTATTTGTGGTAGAATGGAAGAAGATGTTAAATATCTTTAACCCATTCACTCTTTTTTTTAAAGTTTTAATCTAATAGGTATATTCATATATATTATAGTATTATTTTTATAAAATTTATTTTAATCATTGTATTATATTAACTGAACAGTTAATTAAAACATAAAGTTTATTATTATTATTTATTTTAAAGAGGGTTTATTATGAGCAAAAAACAAGAAAAAGAAATAGAAGAATTAAGCCAAGAACAACAATTATTCAATCTTGAAGAAGTAATCACAAAAGGAAAAGAAGCAAAAATACCATACGAATTTAAATACCCAAACACCGACAAAACCGTTGGAGTACAAATAAGACCATTAACAACTGAAGAATATACAAAAGCCGTAAAACAAGGACAATTAGCAAATCATAATTTATTTATAGAAATATTAAAAATCGGATTATTTGATATGCAAGGAAACCCATTCCCCCAAGAAATATTATTAGAATTGCCTGCAGGGGTTGTAGCGGACATTTCAACAAAAATAACTGAAATATCTGGTTTCCATCAACAAAGCAATGAAGAAAAACAAAAAGAAGTAACCGATAAATTACTGGGGTTTTAGATATAAAAAAAGGTAAATTAGGACATTTAACCCGTTTACACATGGCGGGTTATAAAATAAATAATGGAAATATAGATAACATGGTATATTACCAGAAAATAGCAGTTATCTGTATGCAAGAACAAAAAAGAAAATATATTCTTGAAAATAAAGGGTTTTTAGTGGTGGATTAGAATGGCAAAAAAAGTAAACATTAATGTTAAAGCAAAAGCCGAAGGAAAAGAAGAAGTTGTTGATTTAGCAAAAAATGTTGAAAAATTAAAAAAAGAATCTGAAAATCCTATCAATATTAAAACAAATGCGGGAGATTTATCTGGTGTAGAAGCATTAGAAAATAGGATAAAACAAATAAAAAATGAAAAAATACAATTACGAATTGATGCTAAAACAGAAGAATTAAATTCAGTAAATCAAAAAATTGAACAAGTTAAAAGAAGTATTGCCGGACTTGAAGCCGTACCTGCACATATTGGTGTAGATATTGATAAATCTGAAATTGAATCATTAAAAGTTGAATTAAAAAATTTAGAAGCCAAATCTGCAAAACTTGATTTAGATATAGAAATGGACAAATTAAATCAAGCAAAAGATAAGGTTGATGATTTAGATGATACTGAAATTGATGTTGATATTAATAACATCAGTGCTATGGCAGCATTAGAACAAATAGGTCAAGGATTCGACAGATTAAAACAAGGTGCAAGAGAAGTCGGACAACAAATGGGAGAATTATTAACTGCTGCGGGAAAACAAGAATCCAATAAAGTATTTCTTCAACATGCAGTAGGTGCTGAAAGAGCAGCGAAAGCAACAGAAGATATAAATGCTGCGGTACAAAAACTTCCGGGTGATGATACTGTAATGCAAGGTTTATTATCACAAGCCGTAGCAAAAGATGCAACAATAACTGCAAGTGCTTTAAATGATATGGGTGTTGCAGCAGCAGATTATTTCTCTGCAATGAGTTTTTATGGTAAATCTGCAACAGAAGCACAACAAGATATGACAAATTACTTGTTAGCAGGTAATACCGCAGAATTAGAAAGAAGCCCAATCCTTTCAAGTCATATTGACAAATTAAAAGAAGGAACTACAATCCAAGAAAGAGCCAAATTACTTCAAGAAGCATTAAATGAAGAGCATTGGGGGGGAATGAGTCAGCAAGACACTTACAATAATAAATTAGAAACATTCAACGGAATGCTTGAAAGAGGCAGATATAATCTTGGTGGAATGTTCCAAGAAGGTGCAAAAAATGCTATGGACTTCATCATGAAGTTAGATGAAGGAACTAATGGTCTTGTTGGAATGGGTCTTGCATTAGCAAGTTTTGCAACACCTTTAACCGATGTATTTATGGGTATTGGTCAAATCGGTCAAGGTATGAGGGCATTAAAAGATGCTTCTGATTTTGTTGGTTTAACATCTCAATTTTCAAAATTAGTACAATATCTAAAAGATTTGGAACTTGCGGAAAAAGCGGCAACGGCGGCACAATGGTTATATAATGCAGCATTAAGTGCAAATCCGATTGGGATTATTATTATTGCTATTGCGGCATTAGTGGCGATTCTTGTTTATTTGTATTTTAATAATGAACAAGTGAGAGAAAGTATTAATCAATTAGGTGCGGTATTCCAGTATGTTGGTCAAGTAATTTATAGTTTTTTTATTATGCAAATACAACTGCTTGTTACTGCTTTGCAGATGGCATGGAGTTATATTAGTACATTGCCGGATAGGATATTGCAGACAATGACTACTATTGCATCAACTGTTATTAGTGGTGCGATGGCTTTATTATCTTTTATTAGTAGTATTCCTGGTCGTGTTGGTGCTTATTTAAGTCAAGTTATTAGCCGTGCTATTAGTTTTGCTTCTAATTTTGTTACTCAATTATGGAATGCCGGTAAAAATGCTTTAACCCGTTTCATTGATAACATTAAACAAATACCTGTCCGCTTGGGTCAAGAATTGTCTAATGCTTTGAATAAGGTTAATGAATGGGCTGCAACATTACCTGCTAAATTTTGGGAAGCAGGAGTAAATGCAGTTAAAAATTTCCTTAATGCTTTGGGCATTCATTCTCCGGGAATTATGCAGAGAATGCTTGTTTGGGAAGTAACCGAAATGGGTAAACAAGTCCCAATCAAAGGAAAAGAAGTAATATCAAATATTACTGATTTAGGTTCTGATATTGTTAAAGGTTTTGGTAATCCGAGTTTAAGTTTTGATTTTGATGATAATCTTAATGCAAATGTTAATGCTAATAATCGTTTGCTTGATGATAATAAACAACAGCATGGTGATTTAATATTGAATTTAAGTGTGGGTACTGTTGATAAAAGAGAAAGGATTGATGAAATTGTCAGTATTATTCGTGATGAGATATATTGGGATAATACAACTGCGGGAAGGAGTGTATAATTGATGGTTTTTATGAATGTGATTGCGAAAAATAGTATGAATACTGGTCTTGAACCTATACCTTTACATATTCTTCAAAGTAGCGGTATTGATACAACACCTGATATTAGCATTACAACAACTAATCTTGAAAGAAATCCCGAAACAAACGAAAGGATCCGAAATTTTCATAATAATGGTTACGGAGGTAATGATTTTAAAATTAGTGTTGCTTTCCGTGAAAATGAAACCGTTACTAATACATTAGAGGAAGTTACTTCTGGTGTTAATTATAGTGTTATAAGTGTTTTGGAGTTATTGGATTTATGGATTACTAATATGGAAATATTATATGTTGTAACCGATGCAATAGGTATAGAAAACGGGGAATATATTATTACTGGTAATAGTAATCGTAAGCAGAATTATGATGGTACTGTTGTTTGGGATTTGGAGTTTAAAGAGTATAATGCAAATAATGTACAACAGTATTATTTTGATATTAATCCGACTATTGCACAAGCATTACAAGTTGCCGAACAGAAGAAAAAAGCCAGTAAAGCGAAACAGCAGACTAAATGGCAGAATAAGTTGAAGAAGTGTAAGAATTTGAAAGGGTTTAAATTAAAAGAATCGAATGATTGTAATTATTATTTGAATTGGTTATTTATGGATAAGAATTATTATAATGGTACAACAAAAGCGAAACACTTTCCAAATAAAACAGAACAGAAAATATTCAAAAAAGCAACCGCAAAAGTTATTAAGAAAATTCAGAAAAAGAAAATGAAAATGAAAAAACCAAACGGTAAAATGGATAAAAAAACATGGAAATACATTGTTAAAAAATTATAGGAGTGTATACTAATGGTTGATGAATTAAATACAGATATTAATCATGTGAATAATGTTTCCTATATTTTTGTAGGGCGAAAAGCCAATGCAAAAGGTTTAATAATGGCATGGGAATATCCTTTACAGGTTAATTGGAGTAAATACCAAATCAAAGAAACCGACATGCGACAAAAAACAATGACATTTACCAGTCCACAATATTTTGATTTAACTGATGGGCAATTCTGTGTTTTATTGGTTTCCGCTTTACATGAAAACTTTGGCGGGATTATTTTATCTGTTGATTATGATGAGGGTACTGGATTATATGATTACAAATGCCAAGATTACAGTAGATTATATCAAAGAAAATTTGAAACTATTGGTACACCAAAATCAAATCATGCTTATCTTATGGAAATAATTAGTCATTTTGCAATTGATGGTCATAATATTGATAAATATGTTTTAGCAGAATGGAGTAAGAATCTTGCGGGTTTAAGACCGGCAAAGGATTATGATAATAGTATTTGGAATAATTATATTAAAGGAAATCCAATGAATAAAACTGCTCAAAGAATAATCCGTGATAAACCCGCTATTGAAGTCATAAGAAATATTTGTTTTGGTGAAATCGGTTTTGTTGATGTTTATTTTGATGAATATGGATACTTAAATATTGAACCATATAATCATGAAGAATGGAGTAATCGTGGTTTACATTTAAGCACATCGGAAGTTATTAATCGTAAATTTGGTTTTGATACTACAAATATTATTACACGGGTTGTTGTTAATGGTAGTAATACTAATATTGGTTATGCATTAGATAGTAGTGATTTGTTAGGTTTGGATTTAGCAGCATTTTTCGGAGTACAAGCAACATCAATTGGTAGTGGTAATAAAACATCAGAAACTAATAATACCACTACAAAAACCACTAAAACAACTAAAAAAAGTAGTACAAACGATAAAAAGGATAAATATGCTAATAATATGGGTACTAAAAAGAAACAAGTATGGTTATCTGCTGATGGAGGAACACCAAGAAGTGTTTTAAACGGTATTGCAAAGAAATTACAGAAATACGGTTGGACAACACATGTAAATAATAATATTGGAGCGGGTGCTCATAGTAGGGATATTTATAAAGTTAAAAATGGAGTTTATAGTCCTATTTATAATGGTGCTTGTGCTATGACTATTAAAGAATTATGGGACGGTGGTGCTTATAGAGATGCTGTTAGAAGAGGTGGTGTGCTTGCTCCGATTTGGTGGACTTCGGGTTGGACTGACCCGCATGGAATGAAACCTTATAGGTATGGTCTTGAAAATATGAAAAGATTGGAGAAAGCATGGGACGACCCTTCTAATTATTGTCCTATATTGTATAATCCCGGAAAACAGATGACTAAAAGGAATATTCGTTACTGCTGTGCACCAACCGTAAACGAAATCGTGGCACAATTCCTTGCCGGAGGTTGTGTGGCAAGTAAAAAGAATATAGATACAAAGAAAAAATAAAGGTGGTTTAATTGGCGAATATTGATGCTTTAAGCCAAAGACACGAAGCAATAAATAAAATGCAAGAGTCCGTACGGGATTTAAATAAATTAACAATTAAATTACCGTTAGGAAATCCGAGTTTAAAATATGTACATACTAATCAATGGTTATTTACGGATTTGCCGAAGGAGTTTTATTTAACTAATCTTGCTCCGTTGATGAATGCTTTAAATGGTACTTATAATCGTTATACTGGTTTTCAAGAGAATCGTTGGTATATCGAAGGAGTTACTATTAATAATGATGGTACAACTGCAACAATTGAATTAAATGTTAATCCGATGGCATCTTCTTTATCTACTTATACGGAAGCGAATAATAAGAGTAAAGAGGATTATGTTAGTGCGGTTAATAGTAGTAATAATAATGTTGCAACAAAAGAAAAAACCAGTAAGAAATCCACAACTTTAAATGAAAAAGGATTACCAAAACTTTATGATGTTAAAGGGTGGAGTAAATCCGACCAAGAATTTATTAAAAAAGTTGTTGCTGCTGCATTAAAAAAAGCCGGTTACCCACAAGACCCCGTAAAACAAGCATACTGGATTCATGATTATTATCGTGTAACACATCATTATAGTAAATATGATTGTATGAAATATTACTATAATCATGGATACGGTTTTGAAAAAACATGGAATGTTAAAGGTCATAATTGTGGTGAAGGAGCAGTTACTATTCAAGCATTATTATATTGCATTGGTTTAAAACCAGTTATATATAATGGACATAACCATTTTTGGATTAAAGTTAAAATTAATGGTACTATGTATTATTGCGACCAAGCAGGAGCATCTGGTGCTTCAAATTCAAGACATCTTGGTTCAAGTGGTGGAGATGGTAATGTTTGGGGAGCAGGTAGAGGTGGAAGTGCAAGAGCATACAGATATATGTGTAGGAATACTTATGGTTAAAAATAATTAAAAGAGGTTATCGTTTTATGGAATTAGGTAGTGATATACATTCAGACTGGGAATTAATTAATGGAGATTTAAAATTAGTGCATGAAGAAAACAATCTTGCACAAGCAGTAGAAAACCGTTTAAATTGTATCTATGAATCTTTAAATTTATTCTATCTTGATTACGGAAGCAATCTGCATGGAATCTTGGGTTGGAGAAATGTTGAAGGTACGGAAGATTTTATACGGTTAGAAATCATTAATACATTAAAACAAGACCCACGATTTAAGAATTTTGATGTAAAAGTAACCTATAATGGTGATGGTGAAATCACAGTAGAATTAAGTGTTAAAATAGATGATGAAGAATTAAAATATAATCTTGTAATAGATGAATATGGAGATGTTGCTGTTGGTAGTGAATGATGAAAGTTTTTATAATGTACTTGGAGAGGAAATAAAGAAATCCGATATTGTGCAAATCATGATAAACCAATACATTAATAATCTTGAAGTTGGGCAAACACAAGTAACCGATTTCAACGAAGGAAGCGAAATAAGAGGTTTATTAGAAGCATTTGCAGTTGGTTTATATTCATGGTTTGTTAATGATAATGATAATGTTAAATGTGGTTTTGTAAGCACCGCAGAAGGTGAATATCTTGATATGTTAGGAGACCACCCATTATTACATTTACCTCGTGATGAAGGTTCAGAAGCAACTGGTACGGTTGTTTTCAGTATTCCCGATGCTGTGGATTCAGATATTATTATTCCGGCGGATACTGTTCTTGCAGGTAAAGATAATGGTTTGAGTTATACTACAAATGATGAATGTAGTATTATTGCCGGTGAAACTGAATGTACTTGTTTTATTACTTGTGTTACGGTTGGTGATGATGGTAATTGTCTTGCGGATACTATAACTATTATTAGTGATATTACTGTGGATAATCGTGTTACCGTTACTAATCCCGAAGCATTAACCGATGGTGCTAATTATGAAGATGATGAAGCATACCGTGAAAGATTATTAGAAAGTATGCGAGCGGATAATTTCGGTAGTTTACCATATTATACTGATTTACTTGAAAATATTACTGGTGTGCATGATGTTTATTTTGCAGATGACCCCGAAGGAGTATATACTAAAAAAGTTTATATTAATGGTTCGGATAAACCCGTACCAGATTCAGTGTTGTTGGATTGTCTTGTTGAATTATCCGAGATTGGAAATAAAATTGTTACACATAATTTCATTGTTGCACCACCAATCTATGAAACCGTTGATTTAAACATAACATTAGATGTTAGTGTTGAATATGATACTGGAGAGTTATATAATGCTTTAAAACTTGCATTTGATGGTGGAGGTTCTAATAGTGTTGATTATACTGGATTATATCTTGGTGAAACATTAACAAGCATACTATTAAAAGAATCATTACTTGTTTTTGAGGGTATTAAAAAGGTAAGAATTAAATTAGCAGGTACAAGTGCTGATTTTGAAGAGTTAGGTTGCGACCCAAACACAGTATTTAAATTAGGTACTGTTAATTTCACACAAAACATTATCGGAGGATAAAAAAATGAGTTTGGAAGGTGAAGCATTATTTGACCGTTTGCCGTTCACCAGTGGTTTAAGAAAATCTGATAATCCCGTAAGGGAACTTATTGATTTGAGTCTTGGTAGTTATATGGATTCACTTGATGATTATCGGGGTTTTAATTGTTGGTTTCTTGAATTTGCTACTGGAAAATATCTTGATTTACACGGTAATATGTACGGTGTTTTAAGGCGGATTGATGAGTCTGATACTGATTATCGTAATCGTATTATTTTAGAGAAATCCGGTCATTTTACTGTGGATTATTTGTTGGGTATGTTTGGAGATAATTTATATGCAGATATACCGGATTATACTCCCAGTTCGTTGCAATTAACAAGTGATAATCCGTACTGGGAAGATGGTTTTATGTTAAATGTTTCTGATGCGGATAAAACGGTTATTATGAAGAAGTTTATTACAGAGGGGTTGAATTGGCTTTAAGTCCGTATTATACTGATGCTGTGGTTGTTACACAGTTAAGAAGTTATTTTAATTATAATACAATGTGGAGTATTGATTTTTATCCATTCCTTGAACAAGTTACGGATTATGATAAAGATTTTTATTTCTTGGAGGTTAAAGGTAAGCAATTTAAAATTCATAAAATTGCAGGTTTTGTTATCTGTTTAAATCCCGACCCAATACCAGTTAAACCTGCTGCGAAGAAGAAAACTAATAAGAAGAAAAAAGATAAAAAAAATAAAAAGAAGAAAAAGAAGAAGAAATGAGAGGGATTATAAGTGATTAATAGTTTTGTTACTGTTGAAGATTATAATACTGCAAGTTTACAAGTTATTAATGAATATTATGTTTGTGATATTTCAAAAGTTACATTGCGAACTAATGTTCCGGTTTTCTATGATTTTATGGAGGTAACACGGTTTAGTGTTTCCGGTAGACAAGCATTAGATTTTCGTATTGTTAATGATTTGTGGCATGGTGGATTTTTTGTTACTGATGCAGATGATAATGTAGTGTCTAATATTCGTTATAATTATTCTGATGGTATTTTGAGTTTTTATAATTTTGAAAATGATTATAAATTAGTGTTGTTATTATCTGACTTTGGAGGGGAAGTTTTTAATGTTGAAAGACTTGATTTTAAAGTTAATAATTTGTCTTATCTTGTGCATGATGTGTATAATAATGATGTGAATGTTTGTACTTTTGAATTTGAATGTGCGGATATGCCCGTGAAGTTAGAAGTTGAATATAAAGATTTTCTTGATGTTACTGAAACCGTGAAAACCGATATTACTAATACAATTGTTAGTAAAGGTGATGGTGTTTTTGAAGCATCGTTTGATTATAATCGTATGGCGGGTGTTTGTGGTTTAATTTTTAATAATGGTTATTATCAGTTTGATTTTTATGTGGATATTAGTAAATCCGTACTTGAACCGGTTGTATCTTCTGTTGCGAAGGTGAGTATGGTTAATACAGTGTTATTAGATTTTAATACAAGTATTATTAATGATTTGCCAATTATTAAGGGTACGGTTGAGTATAAAAATGAAACAGTTAATTTATTATATAATGAAACCGATGGTTATTATTTTGAATTGGATTTAACCAGTAAAACAAGTGATAATAATGTTGTAGTACATTTAGATTTAGATGAGGGTAATTGGTATTGTGCAGATTACATTGATTTAATTATACCGTGCGAGTTTATTATCGTTCATAATCAATTAGAATTAACAAGTAATCTTGCGAGTGGGGTTAATATCATGGAGTTAGGCAATGATTTAACTTTATCTTCCCGTATTTTAATTCCACATAATTTTATTTTACATGGTGAAGATTATATCATTGATTTAAATGAGTATGGTTTTAATCTGCATGAAGATATTACTTGCAAGTTTAAAAATGTACACTTTTATAATGGTGATACCAGTATTATTCAAGAGAAAAATACAATATTAGAAATTAAAGGTGGAAGTTTCCGTAATTGTACTTCATTAGATTATGGAAATCTTGGAAGTTGTATATATTGTAACACCGATATTGAAGGATTAAGTGTTGATGAAGATTTTACTACAAAAATCGATAATGTAAAATTCATCAATAACCACAACTGTATATTTCATGGAGGGGAACTAACAGTAAATGATATTCAATTCCTACAAAACGATACTGAATACTGTGATAGTAACAACTCCGCATTCCTATTCCAAACCGATGGTGAAGCAGAAATCTACAATAGTCAATTTGATATAAACTATGATACCGATACATTATGTACAAATGAAATTAATATTGGTTTCGGTCAAGCATTAATCAAAGTAGGATTAACCGCAATTGTAAACCGCTGCACACATGATTATCTTAAAGGAGATAACAATCTTAATTTCTTCAATAATCCATTTAATAATCAAAGTCATTTATTTGCAAAATATTATTATCCGCAAATACCTGCTTGTGTATTTAGCAGTCCAAATTTCGATAAAGAAGACAAAGCATTATGTTACTGTATAACTGGTAATGATTGGGTTTTCAAAGAAAATGTACAAGTTACCCGTGCATCATGGGAAACAGAAAACAGATATACCGTATTTAGTATAAGTGAGGATTAAAAATTATGTATTTTACAGATTTAAGTAATGCAGAATTACAAATGTTTCGCAAACAAAATATTAAAGATAATATTAGTCTAACATTAGGTAAAGCAAAGCAAAGTAAACTATTTCATATTAAAACAATTACAGATACTATTGTGAAAATTTATCCCTTATTTTATTGTAAATCAATAACCTCAAATAATGAGGAGGATTATATTTTAGGTGAGAACAAATGTATTGTTGCCGAAAATAAAAATGATACTATTTTTAATTTTGAAGTAGATGATACTGCACCAATTGTTTTAACCCGTTTAGATGGTTATCATGATGTTAAAGAAACTTTAACCATGCCCGAATTTAACAAAATGATATATATTAAACGACATAGTGATGATTTAACAGATAATATTAATTTAGAAATCATTAAAAACAATCTTATCAGCGGTGAGTATGGGGATTATGAGTTTAATTTTGAATATGATAGTATTGTTGATGATGGAATATTAATAACCCGTAAAACATTAGAATATCCATCAACAATTAATTTAAAAGGCAGAACTTTTAAAGACAGTACATATACCGCAACTTTCACTTATTATAGTATAACTGATTATAATATACTTGATGATGCAAGTTGGGATAATATTGTTTATAATACTGTAAGTGTTGAATTAGAACCATATACACCAGTTGTTATTCCTTTTGAACAATTAGATGAAGGAATTATTGTTGGTTTTAATGTTAATATTAGTATTAAACATGATAAACCAATTATAAGATATGACCGTTCATTAATATTAAGAGCAAATACATATAGACAAGAATTAGGCGAACCAGTTGTTTTAACAGCAACATACCGTGATGAACATGGCGAACCAGTTGCAGATATACCAATAACATTTAAAGAAAGTAATACTGTGTTAGCGACAGTTAATACGGATAGTGATGGTGAAGCAACCTATACTTACAATCCTGCTACTGATGGAATGAAATATTTAACCGCAAGTTTTGATGTGTATAATAGTAATGAAATTGAAGTTGAATATTATTATAATGCTCCGGCACATATTAGTTTAACCAGTAATAAGAGTATTTTATCTTATAAGGATAATGAGTCATGTACTTTAACCGCAACGGTAACAAATACTGATAATGAACCGTGTGTTTATACAAGAGTGATGTTGAATACTTATTTGATGAATGAACCGGTTAATATTGGGCAAACAGTATATCCCGACCGTAAAATAGGGGATAGTTATCAAGTATTGGTTAATAATGGTACTGTGGTTATCGGTGGTGTTAATAATCAAATACAGATTTCAAATGCTGGTGTAAATGTTATTAGTGCAGGTTCAACTGTTAAATCATGGACTACACCGTATCCAGAGGTTTTTATTCGTAATAATATTTTAAGTGTTGATGATGAAGATTATGATTTAACCGGTAAAAACATTGATACTAATGTATTGTATAGTTTATCTCCGGTTGCTAATACGGTTAATTGTAGTATAATACAAATGCATGAATTAATTACTAATAGTAATGGTGTTGCAACTTATACTTATAATAGTCTTGGTACTGGTGATATTATGTTTGAAGTTAGTTCTGGTATGATTGTTTCTAATGCTATTAGTGTTGAAGATTGCAGTTATTATTATAATGGTAGTTTTATTCGCAGTGATATGAGTGTGGATATTTCATTACCAAAGTATGATTATGAAATAACATATAGAACCGCAATACAATATACTGGGGGTCTTGCATATCTTATATTAAATAATGGTTCAACCGATACAGTTGTAGGTACAAATTCCAGTAATGGACAAAACGGTATTTATCCATCACCATTAACAAATACTCGTATAACCGATGTAGGAGCAGATGTAAGGTTTACTTATTCACAAATCGATGCAGAATATACTTATAATTGGGGAGATGTATTCCTTTATAAAGATAATATAACCAATCCTGCAAATAAAATAACTCATATTGTAGGTGAAGAATTAGCAGTTATTGGTAATATTAAAGTTAAACCATTATATACCCCGCAAGTTATAGATTTACAAGTATCCGCAACAAAAGACATATTATCTTATGCTGATGGAGATTTTGCAACAGTTAATATGAATGTGTATCCAAGTCTGCCGAATAAAGTGGTGAATGTGTATAAAAATAATGTGTTTTATAATAGTTTTGTTACTGATGCTGCGGGTGAGTGTAGTTTCTTGTATGAGTCTGAGGGTGCTGGTGATGTGGAGTTTCGTTTTGAGTGTAGTTCAGTCATAGAAACATACGATATTATTGATGCTTACAAGTACACATCTGATGGAAGTACACTTGATGGTACATTCACAGTAACTGATGGATATATTACTAATTGTCAATCTGATACTGGAATAACCAATTTTGATTTAACTGGTGATTTTGAGTTTGCTTATAAATATTATAATGCAAATCCAACAAACAATAATCATGAATATAATTCATTATGGGTTTTCGGTTTAGATAACAATAATGGAGTATTTTTAGGTTGTGAAGACCAAGATAAGAAGATAAGAGTATATAATCAAGATAATGGAAGTCTAACTACAATACAACAAATTACAAATGCTTATAATCGTAATGAATGGATAGATGTAAGTATTAAGTATGTAAATGGAGAATGGAGCATTATTGTTGGAGCAAATACAATAACATATAGTAAAACATTCAATCCAACATTTATACACTTCTTTGATAATTATCCTCTTACAAGAATAAAAGAAATATTAATTAAACCATTATAATGGTTTAATCTTTATATTTTTGAGTGAAGCATTATCAGAACCCTCTACACTATAAATACTCTCCACATTGGATTGATTAACACTTATACTATCTGTTCCACTTGTTAAAGTGGCAACTCCATTCTCATAAGTAAGAACATACTTTGTATCTACTGAAACTGGAATAGTATGTAAAATATTACTTTCACCAAATAACACAATATTTCTGTTTCTACTTGCAGATTTACCACAATAAATTACTCGCATACCACGAAAAAGACATACCATTAATAATACAATTATTAAAACTAAATAAATACTTTTATGAAATAAATAAAGAACTAATAACCATAAGTGAATTAAAATGAAAACTATAAACAACTATGCAAAAAAAATAGCAGAAAAAAGCAGTGGAAAAATATATGAAAACACCCACACCACCGGATATTATCTAAAAGAAATTTTAGAACACGGTGGAGGAGGTGGTGGAGGTGGCAGTTACGATGACACCGAAATCAAAAGAAGAATCACAGCAGTTGAAAACAATAAACAAAACAAACTAACCGCCGGACAAAACATAACCATTAGTGGAAAACTACATCTTAAAAGGTGATTCATATAAAAGAAGAATATTGTGATGGTTGTTGTTACAGAAAAACCTGTAACAATGACCTTGAAAAATGCTGCTATTTCTCCAACAACCGTTGTTTAATCAACGAATATAAAAATAATTACTTATTCAAAGGAGCATAAACCATATGGCGGATGATAAAAACGGATTTATGGCGGATAATAAAAACGGATTAGTGCAACAATTGCAAATATTAATACAAGATGAAATCAACAGATTACCCAAGAATATGAGGTGTAAAGTCCGCCGTGCATATGAAGATAACAAGCATGTGGATATTGAATTAGATATTGGTGGTACTATTGATTATGTGGAGTTTATTGGTACGAATCGTATTGGTGCAGAGGGGGTTATTTTGTTTTTGAATCAAGATGTGCATAATTATATTGTTGTTACTGATACTTATCCGGAAATAATGGAATTAAAAGAAATGATACGGGGTTTACAAGTATGAATTATGATGAAAGTAGATTGAAGGAAATTCAAGAGTATAAAGCATTCTATAATGCAAGGTTAAATGAAGATAATACCGAATTAGGAAAAGATTTAATCCAATCACGGATTAACAAGTTAGAAAAAGAGGAAAAAGAAATACTTAATCGTTGCGATGTGAAAATATGAAATTTAAAAATATTGTTCGTAAATCAAAGAAGATTATTAAATATGTAAGGCGAAATCAAAAGTTACCGGATAGTATGGATAAAGCGACCGTATTATATTTATTATCTCGTAGTGTTAATGAAATTGGAGTTAATAAAAAAGTTGTAAGAGTTAAAAATGTTGCTCCTGCAAAAGTTAAACCAGTTGAAATTACTTTAAAGAAAACAGATTATATTTTATTATCAAGTTACATCAATACCTATATAAAAGACAATAAACATGCACCAGATTTTATACCGTTCCATAAAATTGATTTGCCGGTTGATTTAATTATATATGTATTTGCTAAAATCATTTATTCTTATAGCAAGAATAAGAAATTACCAAACAAAATAACTTGTAGTACACAAGTATTCACCAAACCATTAAAAAAATATGGGCATGCAACAGAACACGGTTGCGACCAAATGGGACAAAATACCGGATATTACTGCGGAGTACACAGTTTACAAGAAGTATTTCGTAATTTAACTGGTATTGTTGTACCACAGTCTGTTATTGCGGGTTGGGCAGGTACAACTTCTGCAGGCACAAGTCATAATGGATTGGAAACTGCTGTTGTGAGATTTAATAATGTTTATGGTTTTGATTTAAGTGTTTCATGGTGTAATTTATCAGATATTGGTTGGAATGGTATAAAAAAAGTATTAGAATCAAATGATAAAGACATTGTCTGCCATAACTTGTACCGTAATCAATGGGGACATTATGAAGTAATTAACCAGATTACTGACCTTGCAGTTGTACAAAATAGTCTTGGAAGTAAATGTACCTCTTCATGTTATTGTGGGTATGTGGAAAACCGTAGTTTTAATGAGTTTAAATCTTATATTAGTGGAATTAGTCAGAAAAGTATTATGGTGATTACAAATGAAAAATAAAATCGCAAATAAAATATTAAATACTACACAAAGAATAATTGACCGTAAATATCGTAAAGAAGGTGCTACTGAAAAAGTTATTAATGCACAAGTAATGCTAAATGAGTTTCGTAACAAGCATGACCTTCCCGATGAAAACGAAATCATATACGAGGATTTTGTACAATGATTTTCTTGGATTTTGAAAC